GTGATCCAATCGGCGGTATTAAGGGTTCGTTTAAGATTCTGCAAAAGCTTGTTCGCATGACAAAGCCAGATTCCGTCGTTATCGTTTGGGATGGCCCAAATGGTTCTAAAAAGCGAAGGAGTATGGATAAGAATTACAAAGCAGGCCGCAAGCCCTTGAGGTTGAATCGTTCTGTTAATAATTTAACTGATGATGAAATTCTACAGAACAAAATCTGGCAACAAACAAGGACGATTGATTATATCAACCAAATGCCAATTGTACAGATTATGATTCCTGAAGTAGAAGCGGATGATGTAATTGCATATGTAACCAAAATGAGTCACTATGATAATTGGCAAAAGGTCATCATCTCAAATGACAAAGACTTTTTACAACTTTGTGATGAAGATACAGTTTTATATCGACCCACAGTAGACGAGGTCATGAACACTAATCGTGTTGTTGAAACTTTCGGTGTTCATCCAACCAACATGGCACTTGCTCGGTCTATAATCGGGGATACATCTGACAACTTGCCCGGAATCAAAGGTGCGGGAGTAACATCGGTTAAAAAGCGATTGTCATTCTTAGCATCTGAGAAAGATTATACGATTGACGATGTAATTTTATTCTGTGAAAATGCAGATAGTAAGTTAAAGTTCTTCTCAAATATTATTGAAGGTCGAGAGGTAATCGAACATAATTACAAAATGATGCAACTTTACTCTCCTCAACTCTCGATTCAGTCTAAAACCTTTATTGACAATGCAATACAAAACTTTGAATGCAATTTCAACCAGTTAGAAATCTATCGTAAAATGCACGAGGATGGTTTTGGTGAACTTAACTGGGAAGACTTAAAAACAAATATGAATAGAATTAAAATTGATTGCTTTTGAGTTGACTTTAAGGTATATTGGGTTATAATTACTATTCGCAGGAGCTAACTTGGAAAGTAAGGCGAACTTCGCTGACTATGGTAAATCGTTTCAAGAAAACTTGGTTCAATTGATTTACGAAGATAGGCCGTTTGCAGATCAGATTACAGAGGTTTTAGATCTTAATTTTCTAGAACTTGAATACCTTCGTGTCTTTTCTCGCAAAATTGTAAACTATCGTCATAAGTACGGAACACATCCGTCTGCTAATGCTGTTGCCTCCATTCTTAATACTGAAATGGATGGTGTTGATGAGGTCATCAAGCATCAAGTAAAAGAATATTTCACTAAGATAGTATCTAGAGACATTGAAGGCGATGCTGATTATGTTAAGCAGACATCCTTAGATTTTTGCAGAAAGCAAAACTTAAAGGAAGCAATGATGAAGTCTGTTGGATTACTGCAGTCCTGCTCATTTGATGAGATATCTAAAATCATCAATGATTCTTTGATTCTTGGTTCTGAGAATAATTTTGGTCATGACTACATTGCTGACTTTGAAGAACGATATAAACCTAGATTTCGTAGACCTATCACAACCGGCTGGGATGATATAGATAAAATTTGTGGCGGTGGACTTGGCAAGCAAGAATTGGGAGTTGTTGTAGCCCCAACTGGTGCTGGAAAATCTATGGTTCTTGTACACTTGGGAGCACAAGCCATTTTGTCTGGTAAAACAGTTGTTCATTATACCTTAGAGCTTCAAGATACGGTTGTGGCATCCCGTTACGATAGCTGTATAACCGGCTATCCACTTTCAAATTTGCTTTCATTTAAAGAAGAGATTTACGAATCCGTCAAGAGTGTTGAAGGAAGGCTGATCGTCAAAGAATATCCAACTAAATCAGCTTCTACTAACACAATAAGATCTCATCTAACTAAACTCAAGAAGAGAGGGACAATCCCGGGCATGATTATCGTGGACTACGGTGATCTACTCAAACCTGTTGTAATCAGAAAAGAAAAGAGAAACGAACTTGAATCTATTTACGAAGAATTAAGAGCACTTTCAACTGAATTTGAATGCCCCATTTGGACTGCATCTCAAACAAATCGTTCTGGATTAAATGCTGAAGTGATCACAATGGAACAAATTTCCGAAGCATTTAATAAATGCTTTGTGGCAGACTTTATTATGTCTGTGTCCCGCACTGTTGAAGATAAACAAAACAACACCGGTAAGATTTTTATTGCAAAAAATCGTAATGGACCTGACGGGATGATATATAATATATTCATGGATACTTCAAATGTAAAAATAAGGGTGCTACCAAAATCAAACACCATTATACCTACAAATGCAGCAAGTCAGCAACAGCCTGCAGTGGCTAGTAATCCAACATCTCTGACACCAAAAGAACAGAGAGAAGTGTTGCAAAACAAATATGCTAAATTTAGAAAAATAAAAAGGAACAACAATAAATGAGAACATTAAGCACCATTAGAAAATTTAGGCTGTCCGACTCCTTTGTGGAGCCATACAAAACTGCGGAAGTGCCGTGGGGCCCGCTAGGGTATGTAACTTTTAAGAGAACCTATGCGAGAAGACTCAGTGAGTTTGAGCAAGATGCCGAAGGCACCGAAGAGTGGTGGCATACATGTCGTCGAGTAATAGAAGGCATGTTCAATATCCAAAAAGAGCATGTAGTGGGGTTGGGTCTTGAGTGGAATGACAACAAAGCCCAGAAGACTGCAAAAGATGCATTTGATAGACTTTTTAATCTAAAGTGGACCCCCCCGGGTCGCGGCCTGTGGATGATGGGCACTAAGTTTGTTGAAGAGAGAACCGGCGCCGCACTTTTTAACTGTGCCTTTAGATCAACTCAAGATTTGTCTAGCAAGGGCGGCTACATTTTTAGTTGGATTATGGATGCACTCATGGTAGGTGTGGGTGTTGGATTTGATACCAAGGGTGCTGGCACGGTTACAATTAGAGAGCCCGTGTACACTAACGATACATTAGTTATCGATGATTCTAGGGAGGGCTGGGTTAACTCAGTTCATATTTTATTGGATGGCTTTTTCTTGGGTGCGAATGTTCCAAAGTTTGATTACTCTGCTATTCGCCCAGAAGGTGCACCCATTCTTGGGTTTGGAGGCACTTCATCGGGTGCTGGACCTTTGATAGAGCTTCATGAAAACTTAACACAATTATTTTCTGATAAAGTTGGTGAGCAAATAACATCTGTAGATATTGTTGATACCGAGAATTTAATAGGTCGCTGTGTGGTGGCTGGAAATGTTCGTCGTTCTGCAGCATTGGCCATCGGTGACTATGATGATACCAGATATCTTGAAATGAAGAATGATCAAGAAAAGCTATACCATCACCGATGGGGCTCTAATAACTCTTTTGATGCTGAGGTTGGTATGGATTATGCATGGCATGCTGAGCAGTCACAAAAGAACGGCGAACCCGGGTACATCTGGCTTAGCAATGCTAGAGCATACGGCAGAATGAAAGATGGCGAGAACTATGATGATATCGAAGTTATGGGTTTTAATCCTTGTGTCGAGCAGAGCCTGCATAATGCTGAGATGTGTTGTCTGGTAGAAACTTTCCCAGCAAAGCACGAGGACTATGAAGATTATGTTAAGACATTGAAGTGTGCTTATCTGTACGGAAAGACTGTGACACTTGTTAACACTCACTGGCCAGAGACAAATGCTAAGATGCTTAAAAACCGCCGAATCGGATTGTCTCAGTCTGGTATTATTCAAGCTTTTAACAAGCACGGCCGCCGTTCTATGATGGATTGGTGTGATGATGCATATGAGTATGTTAGAGAGTTAGATACAGAATATTCTAACTGGCTTTGTGTGCCAAAGTCAATCAAGATGACATCTATCAAGCCATCCGGCACCGTGTCTCTACTGAACGGCTCAACACCCGGTATTCACTTCCCAGAGAGTGAGTTTTACATTCGTAGAATTAGATTTTCCAATACTTCGCCTATCCTGCCACAATTGAAGGCAGCCGGCTACAAAACAGAGAAAGATAAGTATTCACCAAATACCACTGTTGTTGAGTTTCCTGTTCACGAACAATTCTTTACAAAAGGCAAAAAAGATGTTAGTATGTGGGAACAGTTAGAGATTGCTGCACAGTATCAAAACTATTGGGCGGACAATGCAGTTTCGGTGACTGTAACCTTTAATAATGACGAAGCTTCTCAGCTTAAAAGTGCATTAGAAATGTATGAAACTCGTTTAAAAGCTGTATCATTCTTGAAATACGAAGATACTGGATATGAACAAGCCCCCTATGAGCCGATTACTGAGGAACAGTTTAACGAAATGTCTGCTAAAATTACACCAATTCAAAGAATCGAAACAGATGTTGCTGGTGTTGGTACAAAATACTGTGACGGTGAGTCTTGCGAATTCTGATGAGGTAAAGATGAACTTTAATCATTTAATGGAGAAAAAAACAATCCAAGGTAAATGTGGCGAGCTAGACACTAGCTGCTATTATGTGCCAGTTGGAAATGTTCGCACAATGTTGGGTGAAAATGTTCACCTAACTATGGTGTGCAAACGATGTGCAAAACGAAGAGATGTTTTCCTTACTAAGGAAGAATATTTCACTCAACAAAAGTTAATACACAAGGAGATAGGGGATGTTTAGCCCAGTCAACAGATATATTTTAATTAAAATGCCACCGAAAGTAGCAGAAAGAGATTCAACCATCTTATTGCCGGAAGACTACAAGCCGGAAGAACAACAGTATGCTGAAGTCTCTGTTATAAAGGCTGCGGATGATGTTAGATTTAACTTACAAGTAGATAATAAAATTATCATTGATCAGTCGATGGTAGAGCAAATAACTATTGGCAATACTAATTACGATGTAATTTTAGACAACTATGTTATAGGAATTACTGAATAAATAAAGTAATAAGTAATGGATAAAAATTTCTACAATGAAGCTTCCGCCAAGAAGCTTGGGTGGGAACCTTCTTGGTTTGGAGAAAAATACTTCGATGATAAATTAGTTAGAGCAGTAAAGAAGTGGCAAAGAACTAGAGGTATTAAAGCTGATGGCTTGTGTGGTCCAGCAACATTTAGAAGGCTGTGGACTGAAAGACAATCTGAGATTGATGATTATAAGCCAAGTAGCAAACACTTCTCGAATTACATTGTTTATAACGGCGAATTTTCTCCAATCGATTGGGATAAGTTTGTTTTGTGGTCTGAGAAGGGAGGCTTAGAAACACCTCATGGGAACTACTATGACTATTCAGGCAGACCAAAAAGAAATATTAGATATTTTATAAATCACTGGGATGTATGCTTAAATTCCAAATCTTGTCAAAATGTGCTCAATCGTAGAGGAGCCTCAGTTCATTTCTTGATTGATAATGATGGTACTATATATCAAACAATGGATCTGCAGCATGCGGCTTGGCATGCCGGCTCCAGTAGAACCAACAGGCCATCAATTGGTGTAGAAATTTCAAATGCTTATTATCCCAAGTATCAGGACTGGTACAAGAAATATGGATTTGGTGAAAGACCTATAATTCAGAATGCATGGGTTCATGGTGAAAAATTGGATTCATTTATGGGCTTTTATCCTGTACAGCTTGAGGCTTTAAAAAAACTATGGGAGTCTGTTCACCATGCGACAGGTATACCATACCTTACACCTACTAACCAGTTTGGGAGTACATCAACAAAGTATGAGCAGCAGGTCGCCTACGGCAAGTTTTCCGGGTTTGTAAGTCATTACCATGTTAGCAAAAGAAAAATTGATTGTGCTGGATTAGATATAAAATCCATGCTAGACGAAATATCTTGCACCGCTGAGGTGTTAGATGAATGATGTTTATAAATTTAATTTTGATAATGATGGGATTGGAAGTAGGGTACTACTCCGAAGCAGCTAAAAACAGAGAACACCGATGGAATATGAAGCCCGGTGTTACTGTATGTTCCAATTCTGGTGCAAAAAGTTTCAGAGTTTCGCAAGCTATAAAATATTGGGAGAGACTTGGATATGCATTTGACTACATCAGATATGATAGTTCTATTGCATGCGGCGAGCCTAGATATGGTGAAATAATAATAACTTTACCCGATCAAGGATTTAATTTTGGTGATCATTTAGCATCAACAAGAATAACCATTTCAAACAAAACAAAAGAAATTGTTAAAGCTAAGATTTTTATGTTTCCCAAGACAGCCAATAAAGAAAGAGTTTTAGAGCATGAGATTGGACATGCACTGGGATGGCCACACATCAATCAGCCTTATCATATTATGAATTCAAATTGGCACACCGGTGGTCACAATTCAAGTGGCTTGAAACTTTTTTATAAAAATTTTATCGATTAGTTATATAATATTTTTATGATTTTAGAATATCCTAACATTGTAATTGGCAGTGATCTGCGAGCTATGCTGTTCGCATTTATGAATGGGTATCCTATATTTTTTACTGAGGCAAGAAAGCCTCATGAATTTGAATCACTAAAGTTAACACATGATTTGTCGTTTCTTGATATCGATAATGAGCCAAGTGTTTATAAATCTTTTAATTCTGAATACAGCTTTGGCCAAAAACAGGTCTTAGCTTGGGAAAAGATATTTTTTTTATTGTCTTTTGAGGGCCTTGTGCCGCTCTCAAACATCTGCGATTCAATAAGGTATGACGGAAACACACTGACTTGTGCAACAGAATATGCTAAGCTGTGTGAAATAAAATTTGACAAATGCTTTTATTTCGGTGATAATAGAACTTACAAGTTAGTTACTGAAAGGAACATAAAAAATGCTAGATATAAAGTTTTCGACACAATTGGCTTCAACACTGGTGGCAAACATGAAATCGACTATTATAGATCAGACGATAATTTTGTTCGCGAAGTATGGTTCTATTCAAGCTACCGAATTTGTGGGGATACTGGTGTTAAAGATGCTTGTGTGCTTTCAATACTCACTAGTGAGCAATTAAACGATCCATCATATACACAAACGATAACTAATTTTAAACTGCTTGATGTGCTTGGCAAAAATGGGTTAAAGGGTAGAGTCTATGGTTATAATAAGAAAGGCGAGAGTCTACATAGAAAGATAAAAACTCACTCAGCGGGAAGAATAAAAACCTTGCTCGATCAGCCAGACTGGCAAGAAACTGAGAAAGTTAAAAGAGTTAACGACAGTTTAGACACATTAATCATGAATTGTAAAAATATGAAATTTACAAATTATAGTTATTTAAGATGAGTAAAGCTTACAGACTACACATGGCCGGAATTATACCGGTAGCAAATATTGACACTGATCACGAAACACAGTTGCCAGAAGTTTTGTTGTCAGTCGATAATGGCTTCACGGCTATACAAAAATCAGTTTATGAATGTGCCCTTGCGGGTTGCA